CCACTGAACCTTTCTTGGATTGCCACTTGCACCTAATGCAAATACAAATCTTTCTTCAGTTACTAACATTGAGACGTTACTTGTTGGTGCGTTAGTTAATGCTGTAGGTAATACTGCTGTGTTTAATCGCCACTCGTATATCTTGCCATCTTTAGACGAACAAGCAAGTAAGTATTCACCCCATGTATCTAATGACCATGTAGTTGCTTCTTGATACACACCTGTTCCTGTGGGCGCTCTGCCATAATTACCTGCGTTATAGTAACCACCACCGTAACCTAAATTCTGTGAAGCACTCAATGTTCCTACTGTTAAGCCTGACGGTGTAATGTCGGACACCGTACTTGACGCATTAACATAATAGAGTTTATTGTATGCTCCTGCTACTAGGTTTGTTCCTGATGAATTATCAGCCCAAGATAACATTGCTCTAGGTGCTGATGCAAATGCTGATGCCTTTCTAGTAGTCCAACCGCCCACAGGACGTAATGAACCATCGTGGAATCTAACTAAACTAGCATCACGCCATCTATTTGAAGATTCAAAGTCTGTACCGTTTCTATGAATGCCTGGTGGTAACTGTAATGGTATTAAACTCATGCTGCTATCTCCGTCCAAGTAGTTGCCGTTGGTGCTATATCTTCCCACTTCTCTCTTGCGATAGTTAGTGTTCCTGATGTTACTGAAACTAGAGCATAAGCATTACGTTCTCTTATAAATGAGACTATCGTAGTGCCTGATGTGGATGTCATACTTGCACTACCGTATGCAACAAACACACTTGATGCTGTTGTTGTAGAAGAAGAGGACATCGAGGCAACGCCTAGATTAATCTTCTCACCTATTGCTGTGTTAGAGGCACTCGCACTAGATACGGCACTACCAATATTAATCTTCTCGCCTGAGCAAGTAGAGGCTACCGATGTTGCTGAAATTATAGTTTGTAAGTCCGCTTGGTCATATTCGTTTCTACCATACAGACCTGTACCGTATGAGAACTTATCGGAACTTTCTAAAAAGAATTTCTCAGCGTTAGCACTTACAGTCGATGTAGCCGTTATGGTTACATTTCCTACCAAGGTTGATGTCGAACTTGACGATATGCTTGATGATGATGTTACTGTTGCACTACCTTCTCTGTATCTGACACCATTAGAAGAGAATGTTGATGTTGCTGAAACTAAACCACTAGCATTTAACGTAAGACCACCTAAGCAAACTAAAGTGGAAGTAGCACTTGATACTGCTGAACCATTTTGTACTCTAACACCTGCTACTGATGCTATTGAAGATGTAGCAGATACAATAGTCTGTAAGTCCGCTTGGTCATACTCATTTACACCATATAAGCCTGTACCATAAGAGAATTTATCTGTCTCTTCAAGTATGAAACTCTCGCCCGAACAAGTAGTTGAGGCTGTAGAGGTTATGGTTAATTCACCACTACCAATATGAACTACCCAATTTACATTAGGAACACTAGACGTAGAGGTTGCCGTAGCAGAAGCGTCTTGTACCGCACCTGTTGTTTGGTCATAGGCTCTTAGTCCATAATAACTAGCACCGTAATTAAAAGTACCCATAGGTCAATACCTAATGTGCTATTAGTCTAACGTAATATCTAAGTCGCCTGTAGGTACACGGAACACATCACCTGTTGCAATCGCTTTAGATGAAGATAATGTAGCATAAGCCATTAAGTTACCTGATGATACAGCGTCAAATACACCTACATGAGTTACTGTACCAAACGATGCTGTTGCTGTTGGAAATTCAACGGATGCTGTGTTTGATGTAGTATTACCTGTTGTTGTAAATGCTACCGCTTTGCGAACGTATGCTGTTCCTGAAGTAGTTACTTCTGTGCCACCACCTGTCTCGCCTGGTGCTGCTGTGTATAAAGCCAAGTAATGAGTTGATGGAGCAGTGTAAGCCGCACCTGCAAATACGTGGTCTAGTATTTCTGTTTCTAAAAAGTTTGAAAATGACATTGTTTTCTCCTATTGAGACTAACCTAAGCCTCTTATTTTTAATTTTAATCCTGAGCCACTAAACCTAGCGTTCTCAGACGTTTCGTTTAACCGTGCAACTGAAGCAGAATACATCTGCGCCCATATTGCAACTCTCTCGTCTTCCCCTAGATACGGTGCTGAATGTAGTAACGTACCATAGAGGTAAACATCAGGTGCTTCTAGTAAAAGCCAATTATCAGCGTTACTACTCCCAAGAGCCGTTGTCTTAGGATAGTAAAGCAATTCTGTATTAACTGTAGCAGACGGTGTTGGGTAGAACTGAAATTGACCGTCAGCGTGTGTGTAATGTGTTGGTGTTCCTGAAGCGTCTTCATTAGAGGCACGTTTGTCTGCCATAGATGCTCTTGAGATTAAATCAAGTGGAGATGTTCCGTTGTCTGTTACGTGGAATCTAATAGTCTCCATCCAATCAGCAGGAACTTGTGAGTATTCATCACCTGGGTCTTGTTGACCACTAGAGCGTTTCTCCATCTTCCAATGACGTACATCTCTGTTAATCTGTGCTTCTGCTAATGCAATGAAGTTCTCAATAGCCGAAGTTAGGTCATCCCTGTTAAGGAAGTCTGCTACTGCGGTCTTTAGCGTTGCGAACGTATTTATAGCCATGATTTATTATATCCCTATTAATTTTTGTGTGGGTAGTTATTGACCACCGTAATATGATTTCCAATGATGCCTTTCTCGGTTCGGATATTCCTCTTCAAACTTAGTCATTGCATGGTCATACGCTAATTCATCGAAAGTTCCACCGTCATCCCAAGCGACATCATACTTTCCTTGTCCTGTACTCTTATATCCTGCTGATGTAATAAACATGGACTTTTTTGGCATTAACCCTTTGTAACGATTCTCGTCCTCTTCGGTTCTGAATCTTGGATAGTCACTTGACCCACCCATGTAGTTTGAAGCGTCCTCACCAAAGAAATAAGGTTGACTATATGGACTTACGTCTGCACCAAAGAAATTCAACAAACCCCTTGACCAACTCTCATTAGGCTCGGTGTCGTATATTGCTGACATAGCATCAATCGGCTTATCTTCATCGTCTAATAGACCTTGCATAATTATCCCTTAATTGAATAAACTGTTCATTGGCTTAGTTACTTTCTTCTTGATTTTTAATAATCCTTCACCATCGTCTGTTTGTGTTTGTTTATCACCTATTAGACCTGCACCTATAGGAACGCCTGAATAATAAGACATACCCCACTTAGAGTTTGCTTTAAAGTCATCTGTGATTTCAATGTAGTTTACTTCTGTTAGCCATTCATCTGCTTTTCCTTGTTGCGCCAATGCTTCCCTATGTACATCCAACTCTTTTGATGGAGTAGTAAAATCAATCTTAATCTTGCCTGACTTACCACCATACTCATTTGCTAGTTTCTTAGCAATACCAGGCAATTTGTTGCCATATAGTTCTTCATGTAAGCCCCTAGACCTCTCACCCCACTTACTTACTTGTTGGTCAGGTGTAGTCCAAGCAACTCTATCATAACCTTTCTTCTTGGCTCTTTCTATTGCTTGTTTAAGTGCTGTCCTAATCCATCTGTCATTCTTTAGTGGAGCGTTAGGCATTTTTTGCATCAAAGCATCGTAAGAAATTACATTGTCATCGTATCGTTTGTAATATTCCTTGTACTTCCTAAACCAATCATCAATCTGTTTAAATTCTGCTTCAGGCAAACTTGAAGGGTCAATAGTGTATTCGGGTGTTTGCGCTTGGTAATCAAGTCTAGTATTAATCTTGCCAACTGCGCCACCGCCACCTTGTTTAGTAACAAATGTTGATTCCCAAGTGGTAGAAACTTGATAACCTGCTTCGTTCATTTCCTTTACAAGTTCATTGTATTCGGATTTTAGTTTTTTACCAACACTAAGATTTTCATCAACTTTTAAAACATAGTCGCTAGTCTCATACCCTATCTTCTTCTGCCTACCTGCTTGGTGTAAATCAGATTGAATCTCCTCAATAAACAGAACTTTGTTTCCATTAGAATCCGTTTTACCTGTTGTTCTAATGTGTAAGAATACATCTTCAATATCGCCATGATGAAACTTGCTTATGACTTTACCACCGAGTGAGGAATCTTCCACCATATCAGAAGTAACATAGAACTCGTCATACGTTTGAAGGTCAGCGCCTGGTTGTGTGTATCTTCCGTGCATTGCCTTACCTGTTCCTCCATCACCCCAAGCATCAAACATATCTCTTAGTCTGTTAGTAGCCTCACTTGCAGAATAAATAGCACTATCTTCAGAAGTAAACATTTCAGCAGAGTAGCGCTCATCACCTGTTGGTCTTGCCATCCACCGCCCTTCTTGGTCTCTGAAAAGAGATACTTTGTTGCCTTCAATAACAACGTCTTTCTTCCACACAGGGTCTTCTCTATAATGTTTTTCAGCAACATTGTAAGAGGCATCTTCCATATCCGCCTTTAATAGGTCGTCATTAAGACCATCAATACCATCTGCATCTCTTAGTTTGTTGTGAAGGTCGTAACCCCAATCATCACCTGCAGGACTATCCACAAGAGACTGCCTCTTACCTTTGAGGTCGTTTATTTTCCCATTCATACGACCATATATCTGAAGATAATCGTCTTCATTGCCTGATAGGTTATCAGCAGTTTCTCTTAGAGCCTCTATTTGGTCATCTAAATTGGCTATCTTTATAGACCTAGTTTCAGGGTATCTTTCAGGGTTTATTTTGTGCAGTTCATGTGTCATTTCAAACCAACCTGGTTGATATGCTGTATCACCATCAGTCAACTCATGAAAGAGGTCTACACCTCTACTATTTCTAGCGTCATCTACCCAAGCACCTTCTGCTATTACCCAATTATCATCAGACTCAACTTCGTCAGCCCATGAATTTCCTCTAGTACCGCCTTTAAGATGTATTACTGTCTGACGTGGTTTATTCACATCTAGGAAGTCTAACAATCCATCTCTAGTTACGCTCTCACCACTTGCCTTCTTAGCGTTCAACATCGCAAGTAAACCTGTGTCTTCTAACTCATCTATCGTAACACCTTGTTTTTTAAGGTATCTTATGATGTGTTCTGCTGAGTTCTTCTCTTGCTTTAAGTCTAATATCGCTTGTTCTGATGGAAAATACAATCCTGTGTCATCTACTTCTGCATGAGGTTTAGCATCTTCGATTGATTGTCTCTCTAAGTTAGCCTTTGTTTTAGCCTCTGCTTTCTGTTCGTTTAAAGTAATTCGTGTTGCTTTATTCTCTGCGTCATCTATTAGTTTTTGTGTCTGAGCAGTATCTAATAACCCTTGTATTTCGGTTGTGTTTAAATCTACTAATTCAGTTGAAGTTTTTGTCTTCTGTGCCAATCTTCTTTCTGAGTCAGT